CGAGGAAAGTTCCAAAGCTATTGGCTACTTTGAGTACTGTGCTGTTTGCAAATACAACTGACCCGTTAGCTGAGTTAGTCTTAATAAAATCATTATTTGAAAACACATCAGTGCTACCAGGATCTGTTCTGAATAAACCTACACTTTGTATTTGTGTAAATGTTGTTCCTGTATATGCAGTTGTTGTACCTCTAGTTGTAGGATTCTTTAAAATTGACACTGTTCTAAAAGTAATATTGTTAGCGTCTAAATTTGTATCAGTGCCTGAAAAATTTTTATACAATTCAAAATGTTGAACATTAAGCTCTTCAGCTGATTGTGATCCATGCCCTCCGTGCGGAGATATAATTGCTCGAGCAGTTGCTCCTATAGTAAAGAATCCAGTAGCAGCTGTGATAGACACGTTGCTATATGAATAATTTTGGCCAACTTCTAATACTTTAATGTTGGTAATTGTGTTAGAACTTGAATCTACATTAGAAACTGCAACAGCGCCAGTTCCATCACCAAAAATATTAACCGCAGGCATGATATCAAATTCTGATGATTGAGAAGCTGAGGTCATTCCAGATATTGGGGAATCCAATGTAATAGTTCTTGTATTGGCTACGAAACTTTGAACCTTTCTTACAGTCCCATTAATATCTCCTGATGTAAAATGAATAGCAGATTCATTAAAACTGTTATCAACAAGAATGGCTGATCCAATCGATGCGGTGATAGTGAGAGTTGTTGTGTTTACAACGCTATTAACAATACCGTCTCTCAGGTAAGCAACATACCCTGCTCCATTTGAACCAAGAATAACATTTTCTATTGCACCATTAACAGCTGTAGAAACAACGTTGGCATTTGTTTCAACTGTAATAAAATCTGAAGTTACAAAATCAGTGTTAGTGGCTGTATCAATAGAATACATGTATTTCCATTTGTATCCATCTGTTTGACCTCCATCCTCTGTATAGAATGATGAATTAGATGTACCAGTTGGCTTCACAGTAGAGTTGGAATCATATCCATTTGACAAACACTTATATACATTCCCATCATCAGTGTATACATAAAAACCGTTGGTATTAGAATATAATGCAGTATCTTGATCATCGTACTGTCTATATTTTGTACCCGTTGACCAATTGTATCTTTTTACAACTTTTTTAATATCACTACTACCTAGCTGTTTTCCCATTAACATTTCAGAAAGCACTTTATAATAATAATTTCCGGTATTATTAGTTTCTGTGGGAGGATTAGTGTCATCTGGAAAAGGAGCGTGACCACCTAAACAAAGATAATATAAATTGTTTGCCGCTGATGTGTTTGCACTAGCAGAGATATCATCAACTAATAAATCAATATATGTGTTTTTGTAATCTTGAGTAAAAATAGACATTTTATACCTGTGTAACTGTAGCAACTTCTATTTCAGTTGCTTCTTCTTCATTGAGGGATCGTACATCCAATAGTCCAAACAATGCAATACCAGCTGGATGAATAACCTTTTTTGCTATATCCTTATATTTATCTAAAGTTCTTCTACTCTTTATTGCATATGAAAATTCTTGGTAAAAAAAGCTATCCTGGATTCTATTTGAATTATCTATTAAGCCTCTTGTACCTCTCCATTGGCCAGCTAGCTTACCTTGCCGACCTAGTGACACTGATGCTGTTACTTCTGAAACATTGTTTGCACCAGAAGATTGAATAATAAGATTTGTGTTTGAAAGTGTGACAATATCACCGTCTCTATATCCTAGACCAGACGAAACAACTGCAAGGGATGCAGCTGAATTAACTGAATTTCCTGCTGCTGTTATAATAGTTGAATTATCACCCTTTATTCCTCCAGAACCATCTGGTAAACTCATACCTCTAACCAAACTATCAGTAACTTTAACTGCTGGATCATGTGAATAACCTGTACCTAAAGATTGACCAGCAAGCTCAGCTATTGTACCTACACTAAAGTTGTTATAATTAATAGCATCTTCAATTGTGCCAGAAGTTCTTGTCACTGTTGGATCTCCAGGAAAACCAAATGCTCCAGAATCAAGAGCAAGTGTTGTATAAGGATTACCGTTCACATTATCTTCGCCAATAACATCAGTATTAACATCAAAGGCTTCTGTATTCTCAACTCTACCTATTTCAAACGTAGCACCTGAACCATTAAAACTAACTACCATATTTGGTTCTATTGTTGTTGTAATAGAACCGTTTGAATGTCTTACTGGCCAGTTATTAGCAGCTATAAGATTGGCGTGCAGGCCTGAAAAAGCAAATGAGCCGTTACTACAATTTGTATTTGTTCCTCCTTCAAGAACACCAACTGTTAAAACAGCTCCTGTGTCTTCTGAAGTTGTTTCAACAAAGCCTTTTGCACCACTACCAACCACACCATTAATATCTGTGCTAGAATAAGTAAACAAGAATGGTTTATAGATATCATCTAAATCTGTGATGTTATAATATGTATTGATAAAATTTAAAAATCCTATTTGCTCATTATTAGCCATATCCACATTACCAGAAGCAATAATAGCATTTATAGCATCAACGTCGGCAGATGTAATTGATCCATCTCCAGTTAGATCCAGTGCTTCTGAAGCCTCGTTATCTGCAGCGGCAGGTGCTTCTATTCTCGTTGTAAAGAAATTTTCTGGTGATGCAGAGCCATCTACAACTTGTTGTAAATGATCTCTAGTGGCTAATAGAGTAGTATTTGCAAGCATTCCATTAGCATATCTTGGATATGATGGAATATGCTGAGAGTTGGTAGCTAACACAGTAATATTTGTATTTTCTACAGGGCCTCTTGACTGTACAGATACAACAGCAGGTTCATATTCTGCATCTCCGCTATGAACAACTGGATCAATGTATCCTGATCCTCCATCAACAATACTAAAAGTAACCGTACCATTTGAAGAAATTAGAGATGCTACTGTCGCAGTTCCTCCAAGACCTGATACGTTTTCTGCAATTTGTAGAACATCTCCAACATTAAAGTTCTGGCCACCTGAATTAGTAAGCACTGTGAGCTCAGTCATGGATCCAGTTACTTTTGGAGAGTTAAATGCATTATTAAATGTGTTTTTATCTTTATCAAAAATATATTCACCGGTAATAAAATTACCAGATAAATCAGATATGGAAAGCACGTTCACTTCTCTTCCATCAATAAAGAATTTTCTAAATGCTTCTACAAGAGCAGTTGCTTGAGAAGATTGACCTATAACTCTTTGATTGACAAGCTGACTTAGATTTGGAGCTCTGTCGACTTCTAGAAAGGCTGGTCTGATAAAATTACCGTCTGATGGTTTTAGAAGTACATCACCAGGAATGTCTATTTCAATTGTTTCATTGAATAATAATCTAAAGAGAAGATCGTATCCTCTTTGAGTACCTTTTGATCTATACAAATCAAAAATGTGTTTAATTAGAAATCTTTTTCTATCATCATCATCTGTAGGTTGAAGAACAAACGTGTCTGGAACACCAACCAGATATTTTTCAACAAAACTTTGTACAAAAGTATCTAATGTGCTATCGATATCTCTATAGTTCAGCAAACTTCTGCTTTTGAAAAAAGCATTGTTGTTGTCTTCCAAGTATTCAAAGTATGCTTTTATAAATGCTAAAAAATCTTGACCTTCTTCCTTGTAGAAAGAAGGCATTTGATTTTCAACAAGTACACTTACATTTTTTTCTATATCTAGCATTATTGATCAGCCGTAGTCCCAACAACAGTTATATCGTTTTCTATCTCATCAATTTCCAATATAATATTCCTTGATGATTTAATATCTTTTTTCTCAAGTCTTGCATACAATCTAATTGATTCACCTTCATAATTAATCACGTCTAAATTATTAATAGTTACGGCACCAGTTGTATAGTTAACAGTTCCTGCTAACGCATTTTTAATAATTCTACCCGTAGGTTTTTGCGAAATGATTTGTACATTACCAGCACCATCATCTTGAAAGAAACTTGAATCTCCGTCGTATGTAAAGTTAGTGGAGAATAAACATCTTTCTGCTTCATCCTCATCAAGTTGATTCTCAAAAGCAATAGTGAAAGAGTTGATTTTGCTTTCAACGGGAACAATTTCTCTAAAGATTCTCATAGTAGTATCATTACTGAGAATACTATTATCAGCATTATCCAACACAGTAGAAAATTTACTATATCTAAACACACTACCAAAGTTACCAAGATTATTTGAATTAAAATTAGTTATAGCAGTCAATATTTTTGATTTAATATCGTTTGTTGATTGTATTGTATTTGTAGTATTATAAGTAACAAGAGATGTGATTTCAAGTCTATTAAACAGTGCATCTTCTACCAAAGGATCAATCGATAGAGGTGATCTTGGTTTAAGAAATTCAATAATTTGACTTTTTTCAATATCCGTTAGTTTGGTTCTACCTAATGCTGGTTTTACTGAAACAATCACTTTACCATATCTTGGTGAGTCTTCTTCATCCCCTCCATAAACAGATACTGTCTGGAACTGAGGGAAATTAGATGTAACCAAAGATTTATAATCGCTAGCAGTGACAGCTCTGCCTTGTGTAGCAAAGTGACGAGGCGCATTAAATCTGATGGAGTCAGCAGTCTCATGCTCAGATCCAAGCTCTGCAGCTGAATTTGTGATAATAGATGTTGAATAACCATTTACTGTACCTGATGTTGTAAAAACATTTGCACTGTTTGGTTCTGTTGCATTACAATCTCTATATGAGACTTTTATTAAATTCCCGTTATTAAGATTCTTACCAGTAATATTGTTGCCAAATGTTATCTCATATTTAAAATCTTCGGCACCTTGCAAGAAGAATATCTCTGATGTAGGTGTTAATCCCAACAACGATTCAGCTCTAGTATATGTAGAATTGGTTGTATCTGTATTAGAAACTTGCACTGTTACTTCAATGCTTCTTGTATCAACATTTGCAGAACTTAAAACAAAGCTAGCAGGGGTATTAGATGACGTATTACTTACAAACACCTCTGTTCTAATATTACCTTCAAAGATTTGTACATTGTTTGCAAAGTATCTGTATACATTATCAGATCCAAGTGTTGCAGTTGTAACAATGAGGGAATCTGGAACAGTAAAGATGTAATTATTTTCCCCAATTGTTGTTGTCAATTCAAAATTCTTTGGTATAGTAACAGATGTTGGTAATAAAGAGGCATTAGTTATACCAGTATTCACACTAAATGTTACATTAGATACGGCAGACAATTTACCAGTAGGAAGATAATTTAGTTCTTTCGAATGAGAAACAAGACTATCTCTTTGAGTTGAGGTATCCAAAAACATTTCACTACCTATTTGATTTAGATAGAGTGAATTTATATATGTATTATATGTTAACAAGTCAATTAGAGCTGAAAGATTTGAACCTTCAAAATCATAGTCGCTAAACTGCTCTTGTCCTTCTAAAAATGTTTTAAGGTTTGATTTTAGCGTATCAAAGTCAAGCTCTGATGCATCTAAGAATTGGTCTACTGCCATTACCTAACTCTTTCTAATATTAAATCTAAAACGTCTGGCTCTGTTCTACTTTTTGTACTAAAGACAATTTTAACACTCAATTCATTAGCATCTGGTCTACCTGAAATAATTACATCATGTAATATTGCTCTCGGTTCATAATTTTTTATAGCTGTACTTACTTGTTGTTTGGTGGTTGCTAATGTGGAACCTGTAAAATTTTCAAACAATAGTGCTGTTATGTTGCCGCCAAAAAGTGGTTGAAAAGGCCTTTCGTAGTAATTTGTTAACAATATATTCCTAATTGATCTTTTCACTGAATCTTCATTAGTATTTAGTACTAGGTCACCCTTAACAGGATGAACAGAAAACCCTGTTTTAAAGTCTGAATAGACTGTCTCAACCAATCCTGTTTTTGTTACTCTAACTCTTTCGTGCGACATTACTTGGTTCCAAAGTTGTTTACTTCTGCGACATATTGACCAGATACTAAATATTGATTACCTGCTTCAACTATATGATCTGTTAATAATGACTGCGCTGTTCCATCACTATTAAGATAATTAAAAAATATTACTCCTGGATATCCATTAGCAGTTGCAGAATCCGATTGCGTTGGGCCATAAGCGCCAATCCAATATCCAGTCCATCCAGTACCAGTATTGTTATTAATATAATTTACAGAGGCCCCTCCCCATAATCTTAAATTGTTTGCAGGATCATTTTGAGCGTCAAACAGATTTCCTTCTCTATGAGGAATATCATCTATTA